ATCATTCTTCACTAAAGATGGTGAAGGCAGAGGATTCTAATGTTCATGTTCGATGTTGAAACACTGGGAGTAGAATCCAACTGTGTGATTCTCTCTGCAGCTATGGTTCACTTTGATCCAGAGAAACGACCAACCTATCAAGATCTATTGGACAATGCATGTTTTGTGAAGTTCGATGTCAAGGAACAATTGAAGGCTGGTCGTTCTGCTTCACAATCTACTTTGGGATGGTGGAAAGATCAACATGAGTATGTTCGCAAAGTATCTTTGGATCCATCTTCTGCTGACATGAATGTAAAAGATGGAATGCAAATGTTCTATGATTACATGGCAAAGTTTCCAAATGCAAAACAACAAACAATGTGGGCACGAGGTTCACTTGATCAACTATCCATTGATTCCTTGGCAGTTAAATTTGGCTTGGAAGAAATTACAGGGTATAATATGTGGAGAGATGTCAGAACTGCAGTTGACATTATGTTTGGAACCACGAATGGCTATGTAGAAGTAGATCATCCTCTCTTCAAACGACACGAAGTTATCAAGCATCATCCTGTCCACGACTGCGCACTTGACGCAATGCAACTTATGTATGGAAAACAAGTTTAATGGAATTTTACACCAGCGTCCACCCAGTGGGCGACAAGATCCTCGTTAGAGGATACCAAAACGGCAGAGCATATCAGCGTAAGATAGATTTCTATCCTACGCTTTTTGTCACTTCTAAAGTCGAATCAAAATGGAAGACTCTGGAAGATACATTCGTTGATGAAATAAAACCTGGAGGTATTCGTGAGACTCGTGACTTCCTAAAACGATACGAAGGTGTTGAAGGATTCCCAGTTTACGGTAACACCAACTACGCATATCAATATATCAGTGACACCTACGAAGACGATGTCAACTGGGATATGGAACAGATTAAAGTTTACACCATTGACATTGAGACTGAAACTGAGAATGGATTTCCAGACATTAAGTCTGCCAATGAAGAGGTTCTGCTAATCACAATTAAGGATCTTCAATCCAAGAAGGTTATCACCTTTGCGCAAACCAAGTATGGTGAGTATAAATCTACTCGTCCAGATGTCACAATGGTCAACTGTCGTGACGAACAGCACATGCTCAAAGAGTTTATGATTTGGTGGCAAGGTAATTATCCAGATGTCATCACTGGTTGGAACACTGACTTCTTCGATAATGTTTACTTGATCCATCGCATTCAGCGAGAGTTGGGTGAAACATTTGCCAACAAGATTAGTCCGTGGGGTTATGTCAATCAACGAAAGACTTTCATTAAAGGTAATGAAGAGATTCACTATGACATCATGGGCATCTCTCAGCTAGACTATCTCGAACTCTACAAGAAATATACATATACTAAACAAGAGTCATATCGTTTGGATTACATCGCTGGTGAAGAACTAGATGATGCAAAGAAAGAGAATCCAGGAAATGATTTTAAAGATTTCTATACAAACTACTGGACAGACTTTGTTGAATATAACATTCATGATGTGGAGTTAGTTGACAAACTCGAAGACAAGATGCGTCTGCTTGAATTGCATCTGACCATGGCATACAATGCCAAGATTAATCCTGAAGATGTTTACTCACAGGTTCGTATGTGGGACACTATCATTTACAATCACCTGCGTAAAAAAGGTATTGTGATTCCAGCGAAAGCATACTCTGGTAAAGATGCGCAGTTCGAAGGTGCTTATGTTAAAGATCCCATGATTGGTATGCACAAGTGGGTTGTTTCATTCGACTTGAACTCATTGTATCCTCACTTGATTATGCAGTATAACATCAGTCCAGAAACGCTGACATCCGAGAAGTTGTCCGTGACTGTTGACAAGTTACTCAACAAAGAGATTGACACAGACTATCTCAAACGAAGAGACCTTGCCATGACTGCAAACGGCTGGACATATCGTAAAGACATCAAAGGGTTTATGCCTGAGTTGATGGAAGAGATGTATGCGAATCGTTCCAAGTTTAAGAAACAGATGTTGAAGATTGAACAGGAATATCAAAACGATAAGTCCAAGGTTCACCTGTTGAAAGATATCTCTCGCCTTAATAATCTGCAGATGGCGATGAAGATTGCTCTTAACTCTGCTTATGGTGCGATGGGTAATCAATATTTCCGATACTTCGATATTAGAATGGCTGAGGGTATTACAACTTCTGGTCAGTTGTCCATTCGTTGGATGGCAAACAAGTTGAATGCATTCCTCAACAAGACTCTTAAGACAGAGGGTAAAGACTTTGTTATTGCGATTGACACCGACTCAATCTATCTTACACTTGAACATCTCATCGAGAAAGTTTGCGAAGGTAAAACTACCGAACAGAAGATCAAGTACATGGATAAAATCTGTGAAGATGTATTTCAACCATTCATTGATCAAGGCTATACCGAACTATCAGATTACATGAATGCTTATTCGCAGAAGATGGTTATGAAGCGAGAAGTTCTTGCTGACAAAGCCATCTGGACTGCCAAGAAACGATATGTCATTAATGTTCACAACTCAGAAGGAGTTCAGTTTGCGAAACCTAAGATTAAAGTTATGGGACTTGAGATGGTCAAGTCATCTACACCTGCGGTTATTCGTACAAAGTTGCGTGATTCGCTTCAAGTTATCCTTGCGGGAGACCAAAAAGATCTTCATACATATGTTATGGAGTTTAGAAAAGAGTTTGATAAATTACCGATTCAAGAGATTGCTTTCCCACGAGGTGTAAATGGGTTGAAGCAGTATGCAGGTAGTCCGATTTATACGAAAGGTACACCAATCCATGTTCGTGGTGCATTGCTGTTCAATCACCACTGCAAGCGTATGGGAATAGATAAGAAGTATCAACCTATCCGTGATGGTGATAAAATTAAGTTCGTATATGTTCGCACACCAAATCCCTTTCAAGAAGATGTGATTGCATTTCCTCAGGTTTTACCAAAAGAGTTTAAAATAGAATCATACATAGATTATGATAAGATGTTTGAGAAAGTATTCCTCGATGCATTACAGATTGTCATTGAACCACTAGGTTGGAAGACTCAAGAAGAAAGTTCACTGGAGGATTTCTTTGGCTAACATTAGAGTTATCAAAAAAGGTATCAATGTTTCTAAGATACTGAAGCAACTGCAGCAATATCCAGAAGACTGGGGTGCTCAAAAGAATATGGAAGGTGCAGGAGATCTTGTAAATGATCAAGGATTTCCTGCAGTTGAAGCAGGTGTATTACAATTAGTTGTTGGTGTTGTTGCGCAAAAAATAGACTATGTTGGTGATAGTGAAATATCTAGTAGAACTCCAGCATATAACAGACACACAGAGATTATAGGATTCTTAAAACGAAACTTTAAGAAATTTGATAGATGCGGATTCCTGTCTTTACCGATTGGTGGAGAAGTTGGACAACATATCGATATCGGCAATTACTATCAAACAAGAGACAGATACCATCTTGCAATACAAGGTTCGTATGTTTACACTGTTGGTGGAGAATCTGTAAAGATAGATGCAGGAGATCTAATCTGGTTCAACAATAAACTATCCCATGGAACCAAGAATGTTGGTGATGTAGTTAGAATTACATTTGTGTTTGATGTTCCACATTCCAAGAACAATCCATAGTTGCCTTGCAACAAAACTTACTGTATAATAGGAGATATAAATGAAGCTGTTAAAATTTTATGCCGAATGGTGTGGTCCATGCAAAGGACTTACAATGATTATCAATGGTGCCAAAGACAAGATTGATATTCCAATTGAAGAATATGATATTGATAATGAGATGATGATGGCTCAAGAATATAAAGTTCGATCTGTTCCAACTATGGTTTTAGTAGATGATACTGGCACTGAAATTAAACGACAGGTTGGTATGGTTACAGAAGAGAAATTACTAGAATTCCTGAAAGGTTAATATGGCAAGCATACTAGACAAAATTAAAAAGAATACAACTATCAAAGACTCTGCGATTCTTTCTGAATCAAAGTTCTTTAAGAAGAAAGATATGATTCCTACTTCTGTTCCAATCATCAATGTGGCTTTATCTGGTCGTCTTGATGGTGGACTCACTCCAGGAATTACAATGTGGGCTGGTCCATCGAAACACTTTAAGACTGCGTTCTCATTGTTAATGGCAAAGTCCTACATGGACAAATATGAAGATGCAGCGTTGCTGTTCTATGATTCAGAGTTCGGTACTCCTCAGTCTTACTTCGATACATTTGGTATCGATACAAAACGAGTTGTTCATACTCCATTGACTGATGTTGAACAATTGAAGTTCGACATTATGCAACAGTTGTCCAATGTAGATCGTGGTGATCATTTGATTATCGTTATTGACTCGATTGGTAATCTGGCTTCTAAGAAAGAAGTTGAAGATGCCATGGAAGGTAAGTCTGTTGCAGATATGTCAAGAGCAAAACAGATGAAGTCATTGTTCCGTATGGTTACACCACACTTGAACCTGAAAGATATTCCATTGGTTGTAGTGAACCATACATATATGGAGATCGGAATGTTTCCAAAAGCAATCGTTGGTGGTGGTACTGGTGCTATGTATTCAGCAGATAATGTTTACATTCTTGGTCGCCAGCAAGAGAAAGAAGGAACAGAGATCGTTGGTTATAACTTTATTATCAATGTAGAGAAGAGTCGTTATGTTAAAGAAAAATCTAAGATACCTGTTAGCGTATCTTTTGATGGTGGTCTTAGTAAGTGGAGCGGTTTACTCGATCTTGCTCTTGAATCCAAGCATGTGGTCAAACCAAGCAACGGATGGTATTCCAAATGCGATCCAGAGACTGGTGAAGTAGAAGCCAAGAAATATCGTGTCAAAGAAACTGATGATAAAGACTTTTGGTTATCAATTCTTACAAGCAAATCATTCTATGATTTTGTTAAGAGCAAATACTCAATCGGTCAGGGTGGACAGATGATGCAAGAAGACGAACTTGACAAAGCATTGGAAGAGTTAGAGTTCGATGAGTAATTTTAGATACCAAGTCCTCGAACACAAACACAGTGGACTTCAAGCAATTAAGTTGACTGAGGGTGCGTTTGAGGGTATAATCTATACCTATGGAAAGGTATCGTTTGATGAAAAGAATGATACTCTCCATTTAAAGTTTGAGTATGAGATTCTTGAAGATGGTGATAGAGGTATGACAGATATGAAACCATTTGAATCATACATAGGTGATATACTACAAGAACTACTGCATCAAGGTGTGGCAGAAAACAATTTAACATATACAGGCGGAACAGAAATTGATGCGAATAGAACAAAAGATTCTGAGCAATCTGATATTTGATGAGAACTATTGTCGTAAAGTAATCCCATTTATCAAGAAAGAATATTTTGCAGATCGTAAAGAAGTAATCCTTGCAGACGAGATTGTTTCTTTCTTCACGAAGTATAACAAACCAGCATCCAAAGAAATCCTACAGATTGAAGTAAGCAACAGGAAAGATCTTAATGATAAAGAGTTGGTTGAACTTGGCGACTTTATCGGTACATTGAGTCAGGAACCAGTCAATGAAGACTGGATGTTGGAACACACTGAAAAGTTTTGTAAAGATAGGGCCATTTATAAGGGAGTTCTCTCAGCAATCCGAATCATTGACGGCAACGACAAGCAACATACGCAAGATGCGATCCCTTCTATTCTTTCTGATGCTCTTGCCGTTTCATTTGATAATCATATCGGTCATGACTATCTTGATGACCACAATGAGAGGTATGATTTTTATCATAGGGTGGAAGAGAAGATTGCATTCGACCTTGACATGTTCAATAAAATCACTAAGGGTGGACTATCAAAGAAAACACTTAATATCTGTCTTGCTGGCACTGGTGTCGGTAAGTCTTTGTTCATGTGCCATGTGGGTGCTGGTTGCCTAGTCCAAGGTAAAAATGTCTTATACATAACTATGGAAATGGCAGAAGAGCGAATCGCTGAAAGGATTGATGCGAATCTTCTGAACCTAACCATGGATGAACTAAAAGTTATTGACAGGGATATTTACGAAAGTCGTATTGCCAAGATTACAGCTAAGACTAAAGGTAAACTGATTGTCAAAGAATATCCAACTGCTGGTGCTCACTCTGGTCACTTCCGTGCTTTGCTGGAAGAACTAAAGTTGAAACGAGAATTTAAACCTGATATTATCTTCATTGACTATCTGAATATTTGTGCGAGTCAACGAATGAAGCAAGGTGGAAGTATTAACTCTTATACATATATTAAGAGCATTGCAGAAGAGTTAAGAGGATTGGCAGTTGAGTATAATGTTCCAATTGTATCAGCCACTCAAACTACTAGATCTGGATTCACAAACTCGGATCCAGGACTTGAAGATACCTCTGAATCTTTTGGTTTGCCAGCGACAGCTGACTTTATGTTTGCTTTGGTCAGCAATGAAGAGTTGGAAGGTTTGAATCAGATTATTGTTAAGCAGTTGAAGAATCGCTATAACGATCCAGGATTCTATAAGAGATTTGTTATTGGAGTTGATCGAGCGAAGATGAAACTGTATGATGTAGAAGCATCGGCACAAACGCTAAGTGACTCAGGAAAGAATGATGACGATGAACCAATGTTTGATAAGAGCAGTTTTGGTCGCAGACAAAAAGCAGAATCGTTCGAAGGATTTAAGTTTTAGGAGAAAGATATGGTAAAGGTAATTGTAGCAAAAGAGAAACTTGATATGACTCATATGTTGGGACAGTTCCCAGATGAAAGTCATTATGACTTCCTCATTGAAGAGGACTGTGATGTTTATATGCCAGAGATTCCTGGGCATCCAGAATTAACATACTCTGAAGAGAGGATTGTTCTGAAGTTCCGTAAGAATTATTTTACAAAGGAACAACAAGATCAAGCATACATTGGTTTGCGTGAGGCTGCAACTGAAACTCAAAACAGAGGTATGGCTGCAGGTCCAAGAGCAGAGAAGTTGGGTAATCGTGAATGGGTTACTGAATATGAATCAGAAATCATTGACTACTTCTTAAACCCAAAAGCATCTTTGGATGGAGATCCAATTGAGGCAATCAAAGCCAAGCATAAGGGTAAGACTGATAAACCATCCACGAGAAATAATGTTTGGGGTATTCAAGCAGTTAAGAAAGATAACTTTGTCTTCAATGAGTGGGTCGAGAAAGTTCGTAAGTTAGATGCATCTGAAATGATTGCTGAAGCCAGACGAGTAGAGAAAGCATATGTTTGTGCAACTACCTATGCCAATGGTGTTATGTCTGGTATTGCTGGTTGGTTCGATCGTTATCCACGCATTCCTTATGGTCGTGCGACATCTTACACTGCTCGTGAACCAGCAAAGTTTGCGATGTCATATCCATTCCTTCAGCAACTTGCGCAAGGTTTCAAAGATTTGCTACCATGGCGATATAATAATCAAATGGAAGCAGCAAAGAAACTAGATCCTGCATTCCTAGTTCCAGAAACTCCATTTACAACTGTGACTGTTAATAAGTCTTTCAGAACTGCATGTCATTTTGACGCAGGTGATTTTACTGATGGTCTTTCCAATCTATTAACTCTAACAAACAATGGTAACTATAAAGGTTGTTATTTGGTTGCGCCAGAGTATCGTGTTGCTGTTAATCCAAGACCTGGAGATTTATTACTCATTAACAATCATGAAGTAATGCATGGCAATACTCAGATTGAATTACTCGATGAAATAGCAGAAAGAATCTCATTGGTTGTTTACTTCCGTGAAAAGATGCTTGAGTTAGGATCTAAACAATATGAAGATTGTCGTTATGACTTTGTTGAACACCGCAGACTTAACAAAGAACATCCAGATCAGAAATACGAAGATGGTTCTCAACGACATCTTTGGAATGGTGTAAGCCCATCAATGTGGGAATCAGATGAGTGGTATGAATACCTCGAATCTAAACTTGGTCGTGATACACTAATGAAGTATCATCCAGAAGCAGAGAAAGCAAATTCTCTTGAAGGATTCTTTGGATAATGTATACAATAGAGCCAGTGTTTCCAACACCACTTTATAAAACACAGATACAAATTTCTAAAGACTATAAAAATAATTTAGAAAATTATTTCAAAAAGTTTGAGTATGTAAAACATAGAAGTGGAACATGGGGAACTAATCCAACAATTCATAATTTAATTGATGGAGAAATATTTTCAAATTTAAAGAAACAATTTGAAGAACATTTAACTACATATACCAAAGAAGTTTTTAAATATGATGTTGAATCTTATATCACTCAGTCTTGGATTAATTTAAATCCTCCAGGAAGTTATCATAGTTTACATTACCATACTAATAGTTTGTTTAGTGGTGTTTACTATTTTGACATTCCAGATGGAGTTCCAGGGATAGCATTTGAGAATGTTAGAAAACATTGTGTTGAGATATTCCCAACAGAATGGAATCAGTACAATGTTCACTGCTGGAATGTTAGTGTTGCAGAAGGAGATTTAATCCTATTTCCTTCTCATATGTATCATGAAGTTATGGAAAATACTTCTAGTGAAACCAGAGTGAGTATAGCATTTAATAGTTTTCTAAAGGGTAAGATTGGAAACAAAGATTATGTTAATGAAATGGAACTATAATGTGTAGCGTAATTGGAGCCATTATTAAAGAACCTCGTGCAGAAGATTTCTTAATGCTGCATCGTGTGTTCCTTGAGTCTAAGATTCGAGGAATGCATGCCACTGGAATCTCCTATGTTAAACATGGAAAGATTATCACTGAGAAACGACCAGTGCCTGCTGACGAGTTTCCATTTAACTTTCCTAGTTATGTCAATGAAGATGGTAGTCTTTATATGATTGGTCACTGTCGTTACAGTACCAGTGATTTAGAATTCAATCAGCCGATTGCCAATGAAAATGTTTCTGTGGTTCATAATGGAGTTATTACTCAAGAACTTTATGAGGACTGGGAACTACTCCATGGTTATACCTGCGAGGGTAAAAACGATACTGAGTTATTACTTCGTTCATTAGAAGACTATTCTCCCTTGCAACATTGGAAACATTCTAGTCTTGCAGTAATTGAGTTACATACTGATAAACGAATTAGATTCTATCGCAATGGTAAACGACCATTATACTTGACTTCTATCTCAAATGGATGTATAATTACTTCTACTGCTGATGTACCAAAACGAGCAGAAGTTCCAGGATTCCCGATTAATACTTTGATGAACCATTATATTACATTTGATGACCAACTTGCAATGACTATTGAAAAAGAAGACATTCAAGATGCGGTGGACTTACAACATGAACTTTGTTAATTCAACAAGAGTTGAAGAGTTAATTAAAAATAGCCCAGCTGGTAAGAACACAAAGTTCTTATCGGCTGCACACTCATTGTGGTATCGTTTCCACAATTATGATAAAGCACCACCACTGGCTTATGAAGTGAATGGTGAAGTTGTATCGTTAATCTTTGCCACATTCAATCGTGATGGTTATAGTAATCTTTATGAGATCGTCACACTTGAGGGAAATGAGGGTAAAGGTTACGCATCAAAATGTTGGGATGCATGGATTGATTATGCTGTGAAAGAAAGAAAGATGACTCGACTAAAGATGTCTTGTACTCCTTCTTCAGTTACATGGCACTACAAGAATGGTTTGATTTGGTGGGCAGTTGATCCAACAGGATCACTTCGTTCAGACCAACCATTGTTTCCAACGAGAGCAGAACAGATTGCTTATCGTGACTTTGCTATTGTTAATCCACTTCAAGCATTACCACCATACAAAGCAAGAGATCAATTTCGTGCTGAGGGTTTAGAAGTATACAAGTGGGGTGAGAAGAAGAAAGCCAAAACACAAACTGCCATCAATGCAGTCGGCAAGGCATGGTTGAGAGAAGCGTTAATGGAACAGCCATCACTTGAAGAGTTTTTATTATAATGGATTATAGACTAGAACAAAATCGTAGAGAAGCGTTCATTCGCTGGTTTGCGTGGTCATTAAAGTATGATGATTGTGATCCAGCAGTATGGGCTACGAACTATCTCAATAAACGATACGAACATAATGACGAACAGAAGTTATGGTTGTGCTGGTTGTATGGTAACACATACTATCTTCCAACTGCTTGGATTCTAATGAATGAGTTTCCAGACTTCGAGTTGGCAACTGTTGATCGTATAACTCAATGGAACACTGCCAACTATAAACGATTAAGATATCAGACTGATACAAAGTGGAACAAAGGGCATCTCCCTGCCATGTTTGCATCATATCAACAATTCATTGGCGATAAAACGCAACGAGAAAGAATAGAAGAATTTTATGGATACACTGAGGAAGAGAACTTTGACAATCTGTGGACAGGCATTAAGTCTGGGTTGCATAAGTTTGGTCGTTATTCCACTTGGTTTTATCTTCAGCATCTTAAGCATACTGCTGGTGTGCATATCACTCCTACTAGCCTCATGTTGGATGATTATGATGGCTCTCGCTCTCATCGTAATGGATTACTTCTCGCCATTGGGAGGGATAACGATATGGATAGAAAACTCACTGGAGTCGATTATTCTAATTTGGAAGCACAAGCGAGGGACATTCTCGTTGAGACGAAAGAAAGATTCCCAGAATTGGGGTCGCAAATAGATTACTTTACCATGGAAACCTGTCTGTGTTCTTTCAAGAAGATATTCAGAAAGAGTCATGGAAGGTATCTTGGATACTATCTTGATAGACAAGCAGAAGAAATTATGCAGTGCGAGAAGGATGGT